TAATATTGCCAGTTGTAGCGCATTGACACTCATATTTTGCTGCGCCTGTAGAAATGGAGTCAGCATATTGCTTATTAACCAAGTCTGTAGGATTGACAGGTACAGCAGTAACTTGTCCAGAGTTGGTAAGAGTATTGGCAAAGTGCGGAGAATACAAAGCATTATTCATGCCATAAATTTGAGTAAAGGCACTTGCAGTACCAGCAGTCATTAGATTGGTAACAAAGTCACCTCGCTGCCAGGCTCTAGGAATAGTCCCTTCTTGACCTCGAACTACTGTCAGCGCATCGCCAACAATATGGGTGCAAGAAATAATCTCAACAATTAAATTGTTGGTAGAGTTAACAAGGGTAAGAGTTACTGACTGATTTGCCGAAGGAGCAGGAAAATATGCTCCAGTTCCAGCAGCGACATAAATGGTGGTATCAGTACTTGCTACAGGTAAAGCAAGAGTTGTCTGTGCCTGATTAGCAAATAATAGGATACCCATTTAGAATCCACTTGGCTGAAAAGATGTAGAAATTACATTCCAATGCGTTCCATCGGATTGTATTAGGCAAGAAGTACCAACAACTGCCTCTAAAATGGCTGTACCTGCTGTTGTTGTACCAGAAGGCACTACATTAGAAGATGCGCTTGTAATGGTTACTCCATTAGGATTTTTAATCCAAAGAGTATTACCATAATAGGATGCAGCATTTAAAAGGGTTAATACAACATCAAATGCAGTATTAATAATTAAAGTGGTGTCGCTAGTAGTTTGAGTATAAAAAGCATTGGTAACTGTAGTTACTAATGGTGGTAAAGCATTACCAGTTTGCTGAAAAGAACTAGCTGCTCCAGCAGTAAAGTAGTTAGATGCTAAATCTCCTGCCAACCAAGATTGAGCAGTAGTGCCTTCTTGACCTCTAACAATCGTGCATACATCGGCAGACCTAGCTGTACAAAGAACAATTTCATCCAAAAGACCAGTAGCAATATCAGTAAATGTCAGCTTAAATGCTTGACCAGTAATAGGATTGGGAAATTTAGCACCAGTACCAGTTGCTAATGTGCAAGTAGTTGCAGATGCAGAAATAGGTGAGGCTAAAGTAGACTGTGCATTATTAGCAAAGAGCAGAATGGTCATACAAACTCCCTTTACAAGATGCTATAAGTGTCGGCTGCTGCACCTGTGAATTTAACAGTTGTTACAGGAAAGTTCAAGACATAAACAATCTGTGAAGTTTCGGTGTAAGTTGGTGTAACTGCTGCATAATAAGTTAATCCACCATCAAAAGAAAATTGAATGGCTCTACCACCAGCAGCCGAATTCAATATAAGTGAAGCTGGATAAACAACATTGGGAACATTTACAACTGCAGTTGTTCCAATAAGAGTGCCTGTAATTGGGCTACCATAGTTATATGACATAATTTATTTCCTATTAATTTAAACTACTGGGTGAGGAATAGCAATCGGCTTTCCATTTTCATTTGCAACAATAATATGACCCTTTGATTGTTTTTCCATTAAAGATTGATATTTTTTATCTGTAATTTCAATAGCATCTTCTGGGATATTTTTTCCATGTATATCTTTGTGATAAAAACCTTTAGATAATTTTGAATAAAACATATTAATATCCTATAGCCATCCATTGAACACCATACATATAATTATCACCAGCACCAGGATAATTATTCCAAACATAAAAACTAGATGTAGAAGGTGGCGCACCAGTAGGAATACAAGGAAAATTGTCTGATCCTCTATTGGGAGCACCACCAGTACCTTCTCCAGTAGTCGCTGTAAAAGAAATATTTAAACACGCATTTGGAAAAGAAATTGGAAAACTATAACTACCATATAAGCCTTCTCCACCATTTAAAACAACATTTCCCCATTGCATAATAAATCCACCTGGTAATACTAAATATCCATTTGTATTTTTAGCTGTTGTAAATCCACCAGTTACCCAATTTGATCCAACAGAAATAAGAACATTTCCGTTAACAGGTGGAACTCCAGTTATTGCAGAAGTTCCATTACCAACAATAACTCCTGTTGGAAGTGAATTAGTACCAGTACCACCAGAAGAAATTCCCAAAGGAGTAATTCCAGAAATTGAACCACCAGTAATATTTACTGAATTGGAATTTTCAAAAGCCATCGAACCAAGACTATTGAAATTAACAAAAGGATTTAATAAAACCCATTTATTTAAAGATGCACTATAAACAACATAACAAACAAAACCTGCACCTGCAATATCGCCAGCAGATAAAGGCAAATTATTACCTTTAACAATATTAGTAGTAGCAGTTACAGTTGAGCCTAAAGTTAAGGTTAAATTTGGGGTTGAAGTGCCATTGGCATAGGCAGCTTTAAAAGTTAAAAATAAACCATCTGATAAAGATGTCAAACTAGATGGAATGGTTACTGCAATAGTATCTGAACCACCTGTAGCTACACCATAGGTATAAACTTGCTCTTGAAGCTGTGCAGGGCTTAATGCGGTAGATTCTCCTGTGCCTGGATTCATTAACACATAAGCAGAATAAACAGGACTCCAAGCCAACCACATTGGATAGCCAGCATTGGCAATATCACCTGCAATTAAAGGTTGATTATTAGATTTAACAATTGGATAAATACCTGTGGCAGTTGATCCAATGGTTAAATTTAAAGTTGCAGCACCAGTATTTGCATAGGCAGCTTGCAAAGTAAAGGTAAAATTTGTTGGAATATAGTTTAAATTGGAAGGAATGGTTGCTGATAAAGCATTGGCAGAACCAGTAGCAATAGCAGTATCAAAAGTACCAATTTGATACTGATCTAGCTGGATATTATTATTAATAGTTCCAGCCGTAAAATACATTCCTGCTAAGTCATTTGCCAACCAAGATTGAGGGGTTGTACCCTCTTGACCACGAACTATTGTAATAGTATCGCCTGATCTGGCAGTTACTAAAACAATTTCATTCAAAAGACCTGTAGCAGCATCCACAAAGGTCATTTTAAAACCTTGACCTGTGGTTGGGCTTGGGAATAGTGAACCTGTACCAGAAGCCAAAGTAGCGGTAGTGGCTGTGCTGGAAATAGCAGATGCTAAAGAGGATTTAGCATTATTAGCAAAAAGTAAGATTGTCATAGCAAATCTCTTAATAGGTTACATTGAAAGTATACTGGAAAGGCACTTGTAAAACACCTGCATTTATGCCTGATTGCAAAATTGGAGCAAGTGTAGTTGGAATTAAAGGAGTATATGTTGATTCTGCATTTAAAGGTACTTCATTAAATTCAAAAGTATCCAACAAAGAACCGCCCTTTTTTAAGCTAACACCAGGATAAATATGAATATTGACAACATTATTTGAAGCAAAAGTTACGCTAATTTGATAAGTTTCACCCAATGATGGATCAGTACCATTGACTCCTGCCAAAAATCGAGCAATTCTTCTTTTAAGCCAAGTAGTATTAAATTGATAACCATCACCTTTATAAAAATTCCAAGTAATACATCTTTGAAAAATGTCATCAGTAGTAATATAAAAATTGGTAGGGGCAATTTTGACATTTTGGTTAAATGGCAAAGTATTCAAATAATCGGTGTTATAAACACCTTTATTTGTATAACCGCCTTCAGGAAGAATTGGTCTAGTTAAACCATAAATTCCTTTGGCTACCCAATCCAAAGAAGCCCCAGATTGCTTGGTGTAAATTGGAAGGTTTAAATTATTAAACCAATCCAAGTATTCTTGAGCTAAAGTATTATAGGCAGATACAAAAGACTGAAGATCGGAATCATCATAGTATTGCTGATATAGATAGCTAGGAATAATTTTGGTAAGCATATTATCCCTGAGTGATTGTTATGGATTGAATATTAGTTTCAAAATAACCTTCAGGATCGCCAACAATTAAACCTGTGCCTGATTCTGGAGACACATCAACACCATTAATAGCTACTGTAAATACCATTCTGGACAGTAAAGTAGGTGGAATAATGCTGGAAATTGCTTGTTGAAATACATTTTGCAATTCAAAAATATTAATTGGTTGACCAACATAAATGCTATTTATATAAGCAGCTATCGCTGGTTGACCTAATTGTGCCACCGCAGTTGGAGATACATAGTTAGTAGATGTAGTATTCCAAACAAGACTAATAGAAACAGCTTGCTGCGGTGGATTTACAAAAGTAATATTGTAAGTATCAGGATAATCATTAATTGATACAGTAATATTTCTATAATTTGGAGTGACTACACCACCGCTTGTATAAGTTCCAAATGTAGAGGTATTTTTACTGGTCGTAACTAAATTATTAGAAATGGCAGTTACAGTATAGGTTGTATTAAAGGCTGCTGGACTAGCACCTGTGACTGTAATCACTTCGCCTACAGAATATTCGCCAAAATAAACACCAGTATTGATAACAGCATTAGTGCCAGTAGTAATGCTTAATGCGGTTATCGTAGAACCTACAATATTAGATATATCAAATAATCCAGTAAAAATGGCATTTCCTACTTCATAAGGATCACCACCACCGCAAATAACTTCCCAATTTGTGCCAGATTGTCGAACCGCCACAAGTCTATTTTGAACACCATTAACTTTTTGCAATTGTGTTTTTAAGAATGTTGGCATACCAGAAGCTACAGCAAGACCAGCTTGAATGACTTGGGCTTGATAATTTTCTAAAGGTTGTGCAGATTGTCCTGGTAATCCTGAAACTTGATTGGTACAAGTTAAAGTAATCCCAGAAGGTATTGAAGTAATGATTTGAGTAACAGTACCAATAGGCACAGCCCAAGTTCCAGCGTTTGTGGCTAAACAATATAATTCTGCGCTTTGTCCTGTAGAGGAAATAATTCCACCATCTTGAACTGTATATTGATGACTACCATCAGAAATTACAAATCCTTTGGAAATAACAAAACCAGGACTTCCAGAAAAAGTAACATAAACTGAAGTATTAGAGCCAATCCCTTGTTGTACACCATAAATTTGCCCTAATTGATTTAATAAATAGGAATTAGCAGTATAAGGTGTAATACTATTATAAAGATCAACTCTAGCAGAGTCTATTAAAGCTAAAGCACCTACATCAGTAGAACTAATATCTTCAATTAAAGAGCCTGGTAAATTTGCTGTATATCCTGGATTTGTAGAGGAGACTAACGCAATTAACTCTGATTGCAGAGTAGTTGGCGAAGTTGGTTGTAAACCCGAAGAATTAATGTCTGTAATAATTGTCATACCGCCACCTGTTGTTGAATTTTAGTTCCTTGGGTTGTCACAATGTCCACATTATAAGTTGGGGTAGTTGATTGCGCCTTAGTAATTGTCAAACTGGCAAAAAATGGTGAAAATTGTTGTTGAGTCACAGTTACATAATAATCTGGAAATACTTGTTGAATAACTGACCTTTGTGCTGGAATACCATAATTAGCATAAAAAGGAGATTCTCCAAGACTCAATTTGAGTACTTGAATTAAAGTAGTGGCATAACCATATTCAAAATTTCCAGTAGCATCTTGTTGAATTTCAGCCCAAACTAGGTTTCCAGCAGAATTTTTTACTCGACCATAAGTTCTCATATTGGTGCTCCAGTATTTCCAGAACCAGTTGTAACACCACTATGTTCATGGGTGCTACCAATGTTTTTGCCATTATTGGTAATAGTTCCAGTAGTCGCAATATTTCCATTAACACTCATAGTTCCACCAGTTCCACCACTAATAGCAAAACCATTAGTACCTGTAATCAGTCCATTGACTGTCAGGTTGCCATTCATAGTTGTATTACCATTATTGACAATTAAATTGCCACCAT